GTGCCGATCTCTATGAGACGCAGGTTCGTGAATTCAAGAATTTCCTCTCGTTGCTCAAATCTAGAAAATAAGGAGTCTGATATGTCTGAGGACCAAAAGCTGGATCAGGTCGAGCTCCATGACGACAACGAAGTTGTGGAAGCACACGATCCGAAAAACGCCGAGGCACAGTCAGTCGCTTCTGTAGACGCCGCTGGTGATAAGGGCCCTAGCGCTAAAAAGCGTAAGGGTGATAACACCACGCAAGAGCCGATGCCTAAAACGAAAGCTGGTATGATCAATGCCGCTTATTCGAAGATGGCTGGTATGAAAAAAGAAGATCTCGCAGCACTCATGGGTAAAATCATGGCTGAAGAGACCGACAGCGAAGAGCAAGAAGTTGTTGCCGAGAAGGCCGACTTTGAGTATCAAGCTGATTTTTCTGCCGACTTGAAAGCTCTAGTCGAAGACGAGGCTACTCTGTCTGAGGAATTTAAAACAAAAGCTGAAGTTATCTTTGAAGCTGCTATCAAATCGAAGCTGGCTGAAGAGATCGACAGACTCGAAGAGAAGTACAACGAAGAGTTGGCTGAAGAAGTCAAGTCTACGAAGGAAGATCTCGTCGAGAAAGTTGACAGCTACCTGAACTACGTGGTTGAAAAGTGGATGGAAGACAATCAAGTCGCTATCCAATCTGGTCTCCGCGCTGAAATTGCTGAGAAGTTCATGACGGGCCTGAAAGACCTGTTCACTGAGTCTTACATTGAAGTGCCGGAAGCTAAGGTCGACCTAGTTGACGAACTCGCCGAAACGGTTGATGAGCTTGAGACTAAACTCAATGCTACAACTGCAGAAGCAATCGCAATGGCCGAGGAACTTGAGACTTACAAGCGTGATGCTATCATCCGCGAAGCCTCTCGCGATCTCGCCGAAACTCAAGTCGAGAAACTAAAGTCTTTGGTTGAAGACGTTGATTTTGAAGACGCTGAGTCTTTCTCTAAGAAAGTTCAGACCGTCAAGGAATCATACTTCACAAAGAAGGCTACTGAGTCTACACAAGAGATTCAAGAAGACGAAGATGGTGAAACACCCGTCGCTTCTGGCTCTATGGCTCACTACCTCTCGGCACTCAAGAAAACCTCTGCCAAATAAGGGAGAATCCAAATGCAATCGTACGATAAACTCGTAGAAAAGTGGGCTCCGGTTCTGAACGAAGAATCTGCCGGTGCCATTAAGGATGCACACCGTAAAGCTGTTACGGCTCAAATCCTTGAAAACCAAGAACGTGCTTTCGCTGAACAGCGTGAGCAAATGGGCATGTTGAGCGAAGCTCCTGCTAACGTCGCTTCGAGCGTCGGTAACTGGGATCCCGTTCTCATCGCTTTGGTTCGTCGCGCTATGCCTAACCTCATGGCTTACGACATCTGTGGCGTTCAGCCGATGACAGGCCCCACCGGCTTGATCTTCGCTATGAAGAGCGTTTACAAGTCGAATGCCCAAGCTGGTGCTTCGGTTAACGATGAAGCTCTCTTCAATGAAGCTCTGGTTAACTATTCTGGCGACTCGACCAACACCGGCAACGGTACACGTGGTCCTTCGGGCTTGGCTGGTGCTACTGACACCGATAACGACAGCGATATTTCTGACTCGGGCAGCGATTATGTACCTGTTACTGGTACAGCTCTGTCGACAGCTAACGCTGAAGGCTTGGGTGGTACTGGTGGTCAGATTTTCTCGGAAATGGGTTTCACCATTGAGAAAGCCACTGTGACTGCTAAGTCTCGTGCTCTGAAAGCAGAATACAGCTTGGAACTGGCTCAAGACCTAAAGGCAATTCATGGTCTGGACGCTGAGACCGAGTTGGCTAACATCCTGTCGACCGAGATCCTGGCTGAAATCAACCGTGAAGTTGTTCGCACGATCAACTCGCAAGCCAAGATCGGTGCTTTGCAAGATGGCCTGCAAGTCAAGGGTATCTTTAACTTGTCGACTGACGCCGATGGCCGTTGGAGTGTTGAGAAGTTCAAGGGCCTGATCATGCAGATCGAGCGTGAATCCAACACAATCGCTAAGCAAACCCGTCGCGGTAAGGGCAACATGATCATCTGCTCGTCGGATGTCGCTTCTGCTCTGGCTGCTTCTGGTATGCTCGACTATGCTCCGGCTATGTCGACCAACCTGCAGGTTGACGACACAGGTAACACCTTCGCTGGTGTCCTGAACGGTCGCACTCGTGTCTACATCGACCCGTATGCTTCGGCCGACTACGTCACTGTTGGTTACAAGGGTACCAACCCCTACGACGCTGGCTTGTTCTACTGCCCGTACGTTCCTCTGACGATGGTTCGTGCGGTTGGTGAAAATGACTTCCAGCCTCGGATCGGCTTTAAGACACGCTATGGTATGGCTCCTAACCCGTTTGCTAACAGCACTGTTAGCTCTACGGCTGACCTGGGCAACTCTACGCGTGACAACGCCTACTACAGAGTCTTCCGCGTGGACAACATCCTCGCC